AATTGCGGTATACTATCCTGAGCTGTGTGAAGGAAAGTTCCTTGGTTATAAGAAAAGGAAATTACCTAAACAATTCTCAATAAGCCACCGTAATAAAATACCAAGTGGAAAATCAGTAGATTTCTTTGGTCAAGATAGGTGTCCAAAAAGTGGGAAGAGATTGTTAATTTGTGCCGGTGAAGAGGACACTATGGCTGCCTATCAAATGTTAAAGAATAAATATCCAGAGTATCCGCCTTGTGTTGTAGGTCTCCCAAGGGGAGAATCTGGTAGTAATCAAGTGATTGCAGACAGACTTGATTTTCTCAGCAACTTCCAAGAAGTTCTTATCTGTATGGATATGGATGATGCTGGACAGAAAGCTTTAAGATCAATCCTCCCTATTGTTGGGGAGGGTGCCAAGGTTGTTACCTTCTCTGAGAATGATATAAATGACATGCTTGTTAAAGGAAAACAAGTAGAGTTTATACAAGCATACTACAATGCTAAGGAGTATAGACCAGCTAATATAGTTTCAGCTGGGGACATTTTAGAGGAGGCTATACAACCAGTACCTTGGGGTATCTCCTACCCGTGGAGTGGGTTGACTGACCTTACTTATGGTTTAAAAGACAGCGGGGAGATCATAGGTATTGGTGGAGCGCCAGGGTGTGGTAAGAGTACAATCTGGCAAGCTATCCAGATGCATATCCTATTTGTACATAAACAACCCATAGCCATCTTTGATGTAGAGGAGGGGGCAGAGTATGGGTTGAAGAAACTAATAGGGTGTTGCTTGAATAAACCCATCCACAAACCTGATTGTATGTATGATGTTAAGAAGGCTAGAGAAGTTGGGGAAAAACTACAAGACCTAGCCTTCTTCCACTCTGGAGACTGCGAAGGGTGGGATGAGATTGAAGCCTCCATTAGGTACTTTGCATCTAAAGGTATAAGGTTCTTTTTCATTGACCCAATCTCTGCCCTGGTGGAACATCTATCAGCCTCTGATGGTAATAAGGAATTAGGTAGGATCATGAGGAGCATGAGGAAGTTTAGGAAGCATCAGAACCTGACATTCTTTCACGCTAATCATCTTAACAATCCCACCGTTGGTAAGGAGCACGGTGAAGGTGGGATGGTTAAGGGTGGTCAGTACGCTGGCAGTAGGGCACAGTGGAAGTACAGCACGCTCCTCTTGGGTATTGAGAGGAATCAGTATGCTGATCTTGAGGAGGAGAGGAACTCAGTTAAACTAAGAGTTATAAAGGATAGGCTTGGTGGTAACACTGGTGTTATCCACTTAACTTATAGACCAGAAACTGGTACGCTCAAAGAGGATGAATTTGAGGAGGTGTACTAATATGAGCCTAATACTATTAAAACCACCACCAAAATATAACAGCGCAGGATATGTAAGTGTTATGATTAGAGATTGGTCTTGTAGGGTTCATAAAGATATAAGTATGAGTCGTTCAGGGTTATGGGATGGAACTATTCAAAAGTTTAGAGATGTGGAAACAGGGGAACCAAGTCAAGCTTTCTTTAAGGATGAGTGGATTTCAAAACTGGAGAGGGTTGTATGACATCCTCACTTTGTATCCCAATACCCGTGAGAGATCCGATAGGGTACCATGGGATTATGGATGGAGATTATAATTATAGGATCTCCTGCAGACCTTTTAAATCTTATAAACTTAATAGGATATCATTAGTTAGAATTAGTCATCCTGGGATTCATGAGTGGTTGATAAGCCCTAAGCATATTATTAATTTAAGGAAGGTGGTGTAACTATGGTCCTCTGTATACCTAAACCATTAGAAGATCCATTAAGAGTTTTAGATATTTTCAAGGTCGATTATAAAGAACTATCTTGTAGGGTTTTTATCTGCGAGGAACTAAACTCAAGTGTTGAGTATGAAGTAGTGGTGAACAATGAATATCAACCAACAGAGGCGCTGTGGTACTTTAAGTATAAATATCTTACCGTATTGAGGAGGATAGAGTGATTATGATTGTTTGTATACCCAAGCCATTAGAAGATCCCTATGGAACATTAGGACTCTCATCAAGTTCATATAGGAAAATATCGTGTAGGTTGGCTATTTGTACACCTAACCCCCATGAATCATCCTTTGATTTTATGATGTCAACTCAATTTCATAACTACTGGAACGCTTGGCACCTTAAGCGTCCGTGTGTAACCAAACTTAGGAGGGTTGGATGAATCTATACTTAGCAAAGCCTAAGAGTTCTATAGATAATATGGGGTTAACAAAAACTTTTTGTGATAATAGGATCTCTAGGAGATTATTTGTCTGTCTTGGAGTACATCAGTATGGAGGTTTAGATCTTCAGATTGACCTGCAGAGACACCCTAGAACTGCTTGTTTACTAGAATCTATTTGGGTTACAAAGCTCATTCCAATATGAGAAATAGAATAGTGTTTGACATAGAAGCTGATGGTCTTCTATATTCTGGTAATGTTGTGCACTGCATAGTGGCTAAAGACCCAGAGTCCCAAGACATTTGGAAGTTTGGGCCAGATAGGATAGAAGAGGCTGTTGAACTTATAAACTCATATAAGTTTGCCATAGGACATTTTATCACTGGGTTTGATATTCCATTCCTACATCTTAAAAGAGGGTTAGAGATAACTGCCACACCCAGAGATACTTGTGTTATCTCAAAACTTTTCTTCCCTGAACAACCAGCTCACAGTCTTGAGTATTATGGGAGGAAGTTCGGTAGGTACAAACCAGACCATGAGGATTGGTCAGTGTTTTCTGAGGCCATGCTGCATCGGTGTACAGAAGATGTTGAAATCAACTGTATGCTGTATGACTATCTAATCGAAGTTGGGTTGTCTAATTGGGATTGGATAGATGCTATAGAGTTAGAACAGAAGTTTCAACTTGAGCAAGCTTATCAGGAACTCTATGGAGTTGATATTGATATAGAGTTAGCTGAAAAAATTATAGAACAAATAGACGAGGAGGTTGATGAATTGGATAGACAACTATTAAAGGTTCTTCCTAAGCGTTGTGTAAACAATGGGCCAGTTAAAAGACCCTTTAAAAAAGATGGGTCATACTCAAAGATGGTAACTGATTATGTTAGTTCTATTAATGCCTCCTGATGTTGGCAGAGATTGGCTAGGATATCCACCAGAGAAATTGTGCTGTGGGCTATGGTATGTTCGAACTGAGGCTGATCCTATCTCACACTTAAGTGGGACTATAGATCATGAGAAAGATAACCACTTATGGTACTATAGTTCATCTTGGGTTAAGAGGTTAGAGAGATGTTAGTGATAATTCAGCAATTACCTGAAGATAACAATAGGTACCCATACTTCCTTTCTTGGATGTGTGAGAGAACTTCTTGTGGTATAGCTAATGCTAGCTTATCGGAGGCTGATTTTTACTATTCATTCAAAGCTGGTAGGAATGTCAGGCTGAAAGAATGGTGGGTTAAGAGGTTAGAGAAATGTTAATCTTAGTTAACAAACAGCCTCCCGATTACCAAGCATTCCCTGGCTTCAATAGTGCTGTGTGTGAGAAGATTTCCTGTAGAGTCTTAGTATTTGTGCAAACCTACACTAGAAATATATCTATCTACTCACAACCATTTTGTGAATACCCGCAATGGTTCTTGAGGAGTAGTTGGTATAAAGAATTAAGGAGGGTTGAATAATGTTAATTCTAGTGAAGCCGAAACCAGAAGACGCCGATCGTCATCCTACTTTTAAGAGGTGGATGTGTGAAACATTTTCCTGTAGGATATGCTTCAAACACTCAGAAAGGTTACATCTAATTGAGTATGTAGAGCTATTGGGGGAGAGATCTAACGATTGCTGTTTAAGGGGTCATTGGCTTAAGTATTTACGAAGGTTATGAATGTCCAAGGTCCATTTACAAGGATAGACTTTGAGCCTATGGATTTGAATTCTTCAACTCAAATAAAGAATTATCTTTTGAGGGAGGGTTGGAAACCGACTCAGTACAATAAGGTTAAGGATTCAGTCACAGGGCAGTGGAGACAAACATCACCAAAATTAACTGAAGATTCTTTCGATAGTATTTCCAGTGGGATAGGGCAGCTTGTTGTCAGGAGGTCTATATTAACACACAGACGAAATACAATTAAGAATTATAAAGACCCTGATGGGAAGGGGATACTCTCTAAAGTTAGAGAGGATGGAAGGGTTCCAGCAGAGGGTGTCCTATGTGGTACACCAACAGCACGGACAACCCACAGAGGGGCTGTGTGTAATGTACCCAAAGCTAGCCCAAAGGTTGTACTTGGAAAGGAGATGAGATCCTTATTCTGTGTTAAGGGTGCTAACCATATAATGCTAGGTGCAGATCTCGATCAAATAGAAGCTAGATGTACAGCACACTGGGCATGGCACTTTGACGCTGGTGCTTATTGGAGAGTGTTGGAGAGTGTTGATGATATCCACCAATACAATGCTGATCTTATAGGATCTGATAGGGATACTGCGAAGTCCTTTCAGTATGCGTTAACGAAAAGATAGCGCATGTAAAACTCATTGAATTCAGGGGAAGTCTAAGGATATTAACTATCTATGATAATCCTGAGCCAAGTTATGTTATTGAATAGTACCTCTGGTTGAATATAGTTTAATAGGAAAGCGAATAATCTTAGCTCACAATTTAATCGGAGGGATAATCATGGCAAGAATTAATTACGACAAATTAAAAGATAGGGTTTGTGAATATTGTAAGGAATCTTACAAACCAACAGGCCCAGCCCAAAAAGCCTGTGAGACTTGTAGGGCTCATCTAGCTTCTATCACTCGTCAGGTATATCATGACATTGAGAGGTATAGAAAGTTTGGGACTTATGACCGAATAGGCCAAGGGAATTCTCAAGGTACTGGGAAGCAAAGCCCGTTTTATAAAAATGGAACCGGACTGTACCTTACAACCTATCGTTACTTAGTAAAAGAAAGACGTTATTGTGAAGAGTGTGGGAAGGATTTAAAAGATGCTGGTAACCATCAATGGTGTTGCCATCATATAGATCACGACCGAACTAATAACGAAATGAGTAATTTTAAATTGTTATGTAAATCTTGCCATGCAAAAGAACATAAAGTAATAAATAACATAAAAGGTGCAACGACTATTCCGAAAGGAAGTACACCTGAGTAGGTGGAAGCGGTGAGCCACTGTTTAAAGTGGATGATATAGTCTGATCTATATGGAAACATATAGCAGTTCATAAGAGAACGGCTTGAGATTAACGACCTTAAGCGAACAACATATGTATTTTTCGGGGCTAGAGCTAAGAAGCTCGCTAGTATTGTAGGTTGTAGTGAGAAAGAAGCGCAAGGTTATATAGATACTTTTTGGAATGGTAATCGTGGTGTGTATGATCTTGTTGAATACCTAAAGAAATACTATAAGAAGTATGGTTTTATTAAAGGGTTAGATGGAAGGAAACTATTCATCCGAGCTGAGTATAAATTGCTCAACTCTCTAATCCAGAGTACAGCAGCTATCCTCTTTAAGAGATGGGGAGTTATTTGTAATGAAACTTTAAGGAAGAATAATTTAGATTGTAAGCAGGTCATTGCGTAGTGATGCGCCTTTAATTGGTGACAATTAAAGCAAACTCCTTTAATTGCTGGGAAGGCTAAGTTGTTTTTGTGATACCTACTACTAATATAGTTAGTGATAGTATTCATAACAATATGCTAATCAGCAGGTAAGAAAAGGAGAAGAAACGTGGAAAGAAATGCTAATTTTTATTCGTATCATGTAACTAGATGTGGGAGAGTTTTCAACAAGTTTGGCCGAGAGTTAAAGCAACAGACCAATCAGAAGGGTTATAAGATGGTCGGGTTATCTATAGGAGATGGTAAGAAGATCACTAGAACTATTCATAGATTAGTTGCACTCGTGTACATTCCAAATCCTTACAACTTATCTGACGTAGACCATATAGATGGAGATAGGACTAATAATCATATCACTAATCTTAGATGGTTGACTCATGGTGAAAATATAAGACACTCCTACAATTCTGGGAGGAGATCAGCTGTTGGAGAAAACAACGCAAGAGCTATCCTAACTAACTCAGAAGTTCATGATATTTGTTGTTTGTTTGAAAACGGTTATAGACCATATCAAGTTAGAGATATGGGGTATCCTTATGTGTTAGTTCAACGGATATACAACAAGCGAAGCTGGAAAAGTATTTCAAACCACTACTCCTTTTAAACTTCAGAGACTATTCCGAAAGGAAGTACATCTAAGTAGGTGGAAACGGGGAGCTACTTAATTTTTAAGTAGGTGATATAGTCCAATCTAATAGGAAACTATTAGCAGTTCATAAGAGAACGGGCAAGAATTAACGACTCTTGTCGAATACCACATTGATCACGATGAGTATGACTACCGTTGTCTCATTAAAGATAAAGATAGTTCAATTTCAATAATCAAACAATCCGCATTGGACGCTGGCGATTATTATAAGTTTAAAGTCCCAGTAACTGTGGATGTAAAGGAGGGATTAAATTGGTCAGAGGTACATTAATTCTTGTCAATTGTAGACTAATTCTAGTTAATTGTGGGCGAGTAGATCTTAAGATGTATTTAGGTATTCTCCGACAGGGAGGGGAATTATACTACAATGGGAATAAGATCTCTTCTATCCTATTCTATGAGGGTGCCCTGGATGTCTGAGTTTATTGGGCTGATAGTACCTGAAAGAGATCCGAGAGATTCACTTGGTATTGACACTAATGTCTACAACAAAGTCCTCTCATGTAGAGTGGTGATACTAAGAGAACCCTCATTTTCATTATATGATGTTATAATAACAGGGGGCCAAGCTACACCTTCATGTTACCTTAAGTTTAAAAACATCATAAAGTTACTACGGTGTTGATATGAAGCTATGTCTTGGAGTACCACACAGGAATAAGTGGCTTATACCACCTACTAAGTATGATAAAGGTATTAGCTGCCATCTGGCTATTGTTTCTTCTAGTAACCAGATAGTTAAAGGTAATACACTTTCGAAAGGTTGGTATGTTGGTAAACATAATGTGAGAGGGTTAATTATTGTCGAATAAAAGAGAAGCTGAAAGATATATAGGATTAGTGGATGTTGTAGTTGACTCTTATATTAAACACTCACTCAAAGGACACATGAGATACTTGAGGGAAGAGATGATGAGTGAAGGTTATATAGGACTAATGGAAGCTTTAAAGAAGTATGACCCTAGTAAAAAAGCTTCTAAGATAACCTACATCTCTGTAGTAATCAGGTGGAGATTATACCACTTAATTCATTCTTTCATAAAGAAAGAGAAGAATGAGAGGAGGTTAATAGATAATTTATTCAAGGATCTGGAAGAGGAGTTAGTGTACTATGATATGATACCAAAAACTGAGAAGGAGAAACATGAAGAAGAAGTAGAGAAATACAAACTAATCGACAGACTAACTAATGAAATCAAAGATCCAGCCACTAAAGAGATATTCTTAAATACTGTGGTTGATAAACTAAAAACAAATAAGGAACTAGCTGAGGAGCTAGGTCTTACAGTTGCAGCAGTTAAGATGAGAAGAAGTAGGTTGGTCAAAAAGCTAAGAAAACAATTAAAATCAGAGGAGTATAATTAATATGAAAGTTAGAGGAATAGCAAACTGGGCATTTGTCACTGAACCTGATCGTAAGTACCACAGGTGGTCTATTAAACTTGACCTTCCTAAGTCCGAAGCTGATAGGCTCAGGGCTGTTGGTATTAAGGTTAAAAAGGATGTGATTGAAGGAGAGGATGGTGCTGATATTGTAGTACAGCGGGTAACAATCTCCAGAAACACTAAGAACAAAAAGACTGGTGCTCCCAACCCTGCGCCTGAGGTTGTTGATGCACAACTTAATCCATTCACTGATCTCATTGGTAATGGTAGTGAAGTAATAGTAAGGTTTAGGCCTTATAAGTGGGAGAACCCAACGTACGGTTCCGGAGTTGGATTAGATCTTCTTGGTGTTCAGGTAGTTAAATTGGTTGAATATAAAGGTAGTGGTTCTGGTAGTTCAACTGTTATTGATGACGATGATGATGGTTTCGAAGTCATTGGGGAATCTAAAGATGAACTTGAGTATTAGTTATGAAGAAAGGTTATCCTTCAACATTCAACGACTGGGTGATATATGAGTCTAGTGTAGCTGTAACTATACCAGTAGAGGAGTATAGAGATTATCAGTCTGAGTATATGTTTATGTTTAACTACATAAGAGATAAGGGGTGGAAGAGGAAGAACCGTAGGTGGTATTCCCCAAACTACCCAAAGCTTAGTTATACCAAACTGATAGAAGCCTACCAATCCCAAAAGCTATGGGAGATGCAACATGAAGAATAAGAAAGCTCTTGTTGATGCAGACTTAATTGTCTATCGCATAGGGTCTGTTGGGGATGGTAGTTATTATTCCTATAGAGGAGAGAAATACAAGAACCTTGGGGACATTAAGAAGGTTCTATCCTTAGAGGGCGTGAAGCTTAAGGATGTCCGAGACCAAATCTTCCAGGGGAAAGATCCCCTCCCCTGGGAGGAAGTTAAGAAAATACTGATTGATTTTTTAGAAGAGATTCTAGCAGACTATACAGACTATAGCTTGTTCCTCTCTGGTTTAAGTAACTTTAGGTATTCGTTTGCAACCATCTTACCCTACAAAGGTAATCGGACTGGAGTGGAAAGGCCACTCTATTATGATAAGATTAGACAGTTTCTTGTTGAAGCTTATGAAGCTAAAGTTTCTGTTGGTATGGAAGCTGATGATGCTATCGGGTTATCCCAAACTAATAACACAGTTATAGTAACTGCTGATAAAGACCTTAAGGTTATCCCAGGCTTACACAAACATATCTACACTGGAGAGGTATTAGATTTAACTGAAGTTATCAGTAATAGATACTTCTTCAATCAACTACTAACTGGGGACACGACAGATAATATCCTCGGTTTGTATGGAGTTGGTGAGAAGAGTACCTATTGTAAAGCTGTGAAATCTATGGACAATACGCAGGATATGATAGATCTGGTAGTTGAACAATATAGGTGTAGGTTTGGTAGCTACTGGAGATTTTTTCTGAGTGAAACAACTCAATTAGTCTGGATACTTCAAAGGAGGGAGTGCCCTATATATGTCTAACAATGGACACTGGGTTGGAGAGACTGCCAACACCCATGATTACTTAGGCTTTATATATAAGATAACCCATAAGAAAACTGGAAGGTCTTATATAGGAAAGAGGCAATACTTTTATCTTAAGCAACCTAGAAGGAGGGGTTGCAAATCAGTTACAACAGATAGATCCTCACCAAAGTGGAGGTCATCTTGTTGGAGGGAGAATTCCTGGAGGGATTATACGGGGTCTTCTAAAAAGTTTAATAGTTATATAAAGGAGGAGGGTAAAGAGAATTTTACTTTTGAGATCTTAGGACAGTTTAGGAATAAATCTTCATTGCACTATGCTGAGATAGAAGCTTTAGTTAAGTATGGTGTCCTATGGAGAAAGGATTCTGACGGTGATTATATCTTTTTCAATAGGCAAATACCAGCAGTTAGGTTCAGAGTGGATGGTTATGGTTATGGAAGATTTAATCGAAACAATAATACATCTTGAGGTTATATGTATGAAAATTGATCGTAAGAAGTTCATTGACGAGACAACAGGTAATTTGGATGTAGCTTTTGAGATTATTGACGGCCTGTGCGCTGTTATTGACCATTACATAGCGTCCGATGAATACGCTAATGGCTTCGGGAGTGGGTGTTTCTGCGACCCTATCGGAGAAGTAAAAAAGGCTTTGAAAGATAATTGTATAGACGAGTTTATCATTGTTGATGGTTCTGGTCATGGGAAGTTTAATCTGTGATGTGCTTTAAAGATAGAACTTTCTGCAGATTCACTGGTTGTGTAGTGTTCAATATCTGCCCACGGTCTTTCACGGAGGAGTTAAAAGAAGAGGCTCTATCTTGGTGGGGATCTGAAGACTACCCAGTTTGTTTTTATTCAACTAAACCTGAGTGTTATGAAGAAACAGAGACGGGCTAACTTGAGTTTCTATAGTGGAGTTATAACTGTAAAATGCCCAGAGTGCTCTGATATTATGATGGTAGATTATAATCATATCAGATGCACAACTGTTGGCTGTAGGTTAAGGGGTGTCAAGTTCAAACTACCCACAGTTGAATTGGAGATTATCAAATGAAAGTAGAATTAGATATAAAGAGTTGTGCCGAGTGTCCCCACTCCTCTAATAATCAACAAGAACATAGTGATCCTTTCACAAGCCATCCACTCAATACCTATTGGTACTGTAACCAGGGGGTTGATACAAGGACGATAGTTAATATTAAAAATCCAAGCAAGATTGCTAAAGACTGCCCGTTGAGGGTATAATAAATGAGAAGAAAACTAACCGATTGGTTTGCTATACTTAATCCTTCATGTTGGGGACGAGTAGGCTCCTATAGTAAACCCTGGGATGAGGAACTCAATAGGCTATTAGACCTCCACCATTTCAAAGCTAAAGATAAATATGTAGCATCCTTAGGGGATGCTGAGATATGGATTGGAAACCACCCTTACAGTAGCTTCACGCCTTTTAATCATAGTCACTTAACGGACTTTGTTTTACCAAGGAGAGTGACAGTACATAGGGCGATGAGAAAATTAAAGATTGATATGGATATCGAGAGAGTCCTGTCAGGGTTGAGGAGGTGTGATGTGAGTCATGTCCTGCCTAAAAGTGGTAGGTCCTTTGGGTAATTTTATCATGTGGTTGAAGTACATCTTTGCGAAACCTGTATCATTACGTGCCATTATTTGCAGGTATAGAGGTCATCCTGGTGTTGTTTGGTATAATCCAAATGGCTCAGAGCCGGATATGCACTGTCGTAATTGTGGTGATGATCTTGGTTAATAATTAAAGGAGATTAGATGAAGAGATACGAAAATACAGTTATACTAGCCTTTGGGGATACACATGCCCCATACCACCACAAGGAAACATTAGCTTTCCTTGAGTATGTTAAAGAACGATATGAACCAAATAGGGTGATTCACACTGGAGATCTTTTGGATATCTATTCAGTATCAGCATACCCTAAAGACACAGACCACCCAGACTCTTGGAAGAAAGAGATTAAGCAAGGGAGGAAGTTTGTAACTAAACTTGCAAAGATCTTCCCCAAGTTGGATCTTTTAGAAAGTAATCACGATGATAGGGCTTATAAGAAATCCAGATTGGCTGGCGTTCCTAGAGAGTTTATGTTACCCTATAGGAATATAGTAGGTGCCCCTGATGGTTGGAAGTGGCATAGGCATCTAAAGATTACTGTTGACTCCACTAGAGAGCAGATTTTCTTTGCTCACCATAAGACAGGAGGATCTTTAATCTGTGCAAAAGATCTTGGTTGCTCTTGTGTATTAGGTCATAAACATAGTACCTTCGGTGCCACTTCATTCAAGCCAACAGGAAAGAAACTACTCTGGGGGATTGATGCTGGTTGTCTCATCTCAGATAAGGGTGCACCTTACGCTTACAATAAGCTCGATAGGGGTAGGCCAATACAAGGTTGTGTGATTATCCAAGATGGTGTCCCAACAATGATCCCACTGAACTAATGAGAGATCTAAAGTATTGGTTGTATGTGGAACCACTAGATCCAACTAAAAAACCTAAACTCTATGAGGGGGATAACCTACAGGAAGTTATTGATATCAGAGACTCTTTGGGAGGAGTAGAAGCTAAGATGAAAATAATGTCTGGGATTTTATTGGATGAATGTACTAACTGATGTTTGGGAAGCATTTGATGATAAACAGAATAGTCTCTTTGCTAAAGAAAAAGAGGATGCTTTGAGGTTTGCAGAAGAGTTATTCGGTTCTGTATCTGGAGTTTATCCGATGAAAGCTTTGTTAACTAAAGAAGAATTCAATATAATAATGACAGGTGGCTATGTTTATTAAAGTTAAGAAAGTTAGGGAACATGCAGTTTTGCCTGAGTATAAGACTCCCTTGTCTTCTGGTATGGACCTATCGTCTGCTGTATGGGCTACGGTATATCCAGATGAGACTATCAAGATACCAACTGGTATTAGTATGAACATCCCAGTTGGGTATGAGGGTCAGATTAGATCGAGGAGTGGATGTTCCTTAGATGGTTTAATAGTGTTGAATAGTCCAGGCACTATAGATGCTGATTATACTGGGGAGATTATTCTCATTATGAGAAATATATCAACACATGCTTTTAATATAGACCCTGGGTATAGGGTAGCTCAATTAATCATAGCTCCTGTTATCCATAATGTGGAGTTAGTTGAAGTTGAAGAATTAGATAAGACCTCTAGGGGGTCTAAAGGATTAGGCTCTACTGGTGTCTAATAGAACACTCACTATACTTGACACTCAAATTGATGTTGAGTATAGTGATCCTTCTTTGTGGAGTGAGGGTGCTTTAGGTAGGGCTTATATCCTAGAGAGTAAGATTATAATCAATGATACACTCAAAGATGATCTAAAACTTTTAACTTTAATACATGAAGTCACTCATCTAATCTCTAACTTACAGGGTGTAGAGTTGGATGAAACTCAAGTGACAGCACTCTCCCATGGTTTTTACTCTTTTATAAAGAATAACCTGGAGATACTGAATGAAGATCTGCACAAGGTATTATTGTCTAGTGAGGACTTGCAGCAAGCATAGGTGCCATAGACCACCCAGAGCTAAGGTTGAGTTTGAGGATAATGATGACTGTGAATTATATATAACACCCTACAATCTATCTAACTTAGATAGGTTTGTCCCATTGAATCCTGAGGGTGAGGAGGAGGAAGAAGATGATTTTATATAAATATGTTTGTGACAACTGTGCATTGGCTTTTGAACAGCCAGTAGACTGCATAGCAGATAGAGACAAGCCCTGTGAGGGTGGGTGTATTCGATGTGGTGGTGAGATTAAAAGGGTTATCACCTATGGGGGTTTCACAGTACCTGAGGGTGGGTGTGGTAATGCAGCCAATGGGTATAGTAGTACCCATGGTGATAGTGAAAACTTTAAAGCAGGGAGGAAAATATATAGATGAGTAGTGCGTTAGACGATCAAGTAGGTGGGAGTCATTATAAACATTTTCATATCCAACCTATAGAGTTCATTCAGAAAAATAACTTAAACTTCTGTGAGGGGGCTATTATTAAATATGCATGTAGACATAAAGACAAAGGAGGCAAGGAAGATTTGCTAAAGATTAAACATTTTGTTGACTTACTTATAGAGTTGGAGTATCCAGAAGAATGAGAAAGTTAGCAGCTGTTAGGGAAATTCTCGCTATTGATCCTATAGAAAATGCTGATAGGTTAGAGTTAGCTACTATTCTTGGATGGAAAGTAGTTGTTAAGAAGGGAGAGTTTCAAGTAGGTGATAAGGTAGTTTACTTTGAGATAGACTCAATATTGCCTGAAGAAGATTGGTCAGAATTCCTAAGACCTAGAAAATTTAAAGTCAAGACTATCAAACTTAGAGGACAGATCTCACAAGGGTTAGCTCTTAAGTTGGAAGAGGTTGGTATCCCAACAGATACTCTAGTCGGTACTGACGTAACAGATTGTCTTGGGGTTACTAAGCAGAGAGAACGAACTAGCCAGAACCCAGTTGTAAATGACTCTTATAGAAAAACTAAATGGTTCTTTAAGTATCCTTTATTGAGGAAGATTTACTTCTATTTCAATCCTCCTTTGGATAAAGGATGGCCAGAGTTCATCCCTAAGACAGATGAGACTAGGGTACAGAATCACCCTAATATTCTCTATGTGACTAGAAATAAAAATCTATATGAGACTGAGAAGTTGGATGGTCAGTCCTATACAGCATTCTTCCATAGAGGAAAGAAAACTTCTTTCTTAGCGAGAGGGTTGTTTGGGGTTTGTTCCAGAAATATCTGGTTGAAAACTGAAGCTGATAATAACTGGTGGGACGTTACGAGGAAGTTTCAAATTAAAGAAGGATTGGAAAACTATTGTAGAACCCACAATGTATCGCTGGCTATCCAAGGAGAGATAGTCGGTCCTAGAATCCAAGGTAATAGGTACCAACTAAAAGATTTAGATTTATTCATCTTCAATATTATAGACATTGATGAGAGGAGGTATCTAAATTATTCTGAAAAGAAGAATATTCTTGAGGCTCTGGGATTAAAGCCAGTACCATTTCTCGAATCCTCTATCCCTGGGGGGGATGTGGATTATTGGTTGGATAGGGCAGAAGGTCCTTCAAGTTTAAATAAAAACGTTGAAAGGGAGGGTATAGTTGTGAGATCTATCTTAGATGATAGTTTCTCTTTTAAAGCTATATCCAATAAGTTCTTATTAAAATCTTAATGCTAGTACTGGTGGTGACTATTAGTTCCTGTAGTATACTACCTACACCAATAGCACCTAATAGTCACTTCCCAGTATCTAAAGGATCTTGTATGAACTGTCATACCCACAAGATATACAAACACTCTAAGGTAAGATGGAGGTAATATGGCTAAGTGTAAACAATGCTATATGGAGCAGGAGCTTTGTGTCTGTGATAAACCTAGATACAATGGGCCTAGGTATGGGGTTGGTTGGGTATGTCCAAAGTGTGGGAGAGCTCTTGCACCTTGGGCTTATTCCTGCAATTGTAACGTAAGGTACGAGGTTACTCACGTAATCCCAGAATGGACAATTAAGGTTATTGCAAACGATGGTAGTTGATCTAGCTCTTGGTTTTGTAATTTCATTGTATCTAATTGATTGGTATTTAAGGAAATAACTATGTCTATTATTCACGAGATTTGGCCTTTACTTGTTGTATTGATTGTATGGATTTTAGTTAAGGATGGTCATGGATGATCTAAGCATAATCTTAATAGGCTGTATATTTATTTTAATTTTATATGGAATTGTAGGAGGTGGTAAATGGGATTAACTGACACAGCTCAAAAGATCTTAGAGGAGAGGTACTTCATCGAAGGGGAGACTAGATGGGAGGACTTGGCCAAGAGAGTTTCAAACTTTCTAGCAGAGTCACCTGAGGAGTTTGAAGAATACCTGCATCTCCTATTAGACTTCAGAGCCCTCCCTAATAGCCCGACTTTGATGAATGCAGGTACAGGTATTAAATCTTTATCAGCGTGCTTTGTACTACCCATAGAGGACGATATAGACAGTATTTATAAGTACTATGCTGATGCTGCTAAGATATCCAAAGCTGGTGGTGGAGTAGGTGCAAACTTCTCTAAGCTTAGGCCAGAAGGTTCCTCAGTTGGATCTACTGGTGGTGTGGCTAGTGGACCTATTAGTTTCATGAAGGTACAAGATGTATCCACAGACACTATAAAACAAGGCGGTAGAAGGAGAGGGGCTAATATGGCTCTCCTATCCGCTACACACCCTGATGTTAGAAAGTTCATTAGGGTTAAGACTGAGCCTGGGGTTTTAGAGAATTTTAATCTTTCTATCTTGGCTGATGATACTTTTATGACTAGAGCTGTTAATGATAGAGAGAGCTTAGAGGCTGACGTATTAAATCAAATAGCTCAGAGAGCTTGGGAGAGTGGGGAACCTGGGTTAGTCTTCTCGGATGCTGTTAGGGTTGATAATTATTGTAGACATCTAGGAG